ATGACGATCAGCCGTGGGAGAAAGAGGCTTATCGTTTAGAAGGTAAACTTTACGAAGAATTTGTAGAGTGGTATGTTTAATAACTTTATTCTAGGAGAATAAAATGTCGGTGAATGTTGAAACTAATGTGATGAGGCCAGACCCACCTAAAGGGCATTTGGTCAATGGTAAGAATGGTGCAAGCTCTAGCGGTATGGAATCTATAGCCGCTAAACATGGGGTAGTGATTAAGGCTTCAGACTTAAAACTTCGGAGTGATGTCACTGGAGTAGAAAGTGCAAAGACTAGTAAACTCATTGAAGAACTGATGGGCGAGTCCCGTGAAAATAAAGAGAAAAGTTTTGCTGGCTTTTATACTTATTTTCTAGCATCAGATGTGGATAGCTTATCTAAAGAGGATATAAGTAGACGTTTTCAAGAGTTAGTTTTGAAAGCTTTATATACTGGTTCATCTGGTAATGTGTTAGATCGTATTAATGCGGTTAGACAGGGTGGTAAATCTACCAATGGCCTATCACGTTATATGTTTGCTCATTCGCCTGAGTTGCGTAATAAAGATGTAATGGTAATATGGTGGACTTTTGTATATCCGGATGGTACTCCGGTAGGTAAAGACGTATGTACCACAATAGAACATGAACTCCATGATTACTGTGAGTCAAATCGTGCTGATGGTTTGAGATTTACAGCCGCAGAGTATTCGGCAGTAGGTGGTAAAAACGGTCAAAATACTGCTAAGGTAGTTAATACTGTTTCTACTATGAGTGCTCAAGAGTGTGATGAATTGATTATGCAGGCGATAGCTAGAAAAGTCGAACTTGAGTTTTCTATATTGAAAGATAAGGTGATGGGTTGCCTTACGATGAATGAGGAGGGATGATATGACCAGACGAGCTACATTAGAAATATTAGATGCCGGTGAAAAGATATTTGGTTCACCTACTGGTGGGAAGTATTTTGTGCAAGAGTTTGAGAATGACGAGCCAAGAGGCGGTTCGTTTTTCCAGACCATTCAAGAGGCAGAGAAGCACATGGTAGAATATGAAGCCGGAGGCGAGGCTGATACTAAAGTTTTGTTACAAGAAAATGGCTGATTTTGAACCATATTCGGATGAAGTGTGTGCCCAGGCCATCAAGTCTTTTCAAGAGAGATTGGTTGAGGCTGATAACTTGATGAAAGACTCAAATGGTATGATGAACTATGAGATTTGTTGGAAGGCAATGCGAAAGGAAGGTCCCATGATATTGAATGTGGCCAAACATCTTTTTTCATTACATATCACTCGTCATCACAGAGAGAAATCTTACACAGAACAAGCAAGAGAATATGCTGATATGAGGAGTGAAGATGGCTGAAGGTAGATGGGCCGACTGGCAAGTAAGATTGATTGCCGAAAACTTAGCAGAGAAGTGTCCTAAACGAGATTGGTTTGAAACTAATGATGAAAGCTATCTTACATCTCTCAAGAGTTGGTCACATATTACAGCCAGACAATTATATTCGATGGAGTTAGAAGAACGTCAGGTGATTATCTTTATACACCATTTGGGTATCGAACACGTTGGAGTAGAGACATTTGACCCACAAGATAAAGGTAGATATTCTCAACAGAGTGACTATGTACCGACTGAGGGAGATAAGTTTAATTCACCACCATTGGATATTAAACCGAAATGATTTTACAAGAAGCAGCACTGAATATAGTGGTGACAGTAATGATGATGGCTGGGTTACCAGTAGAAGATCAAGAGTTACAAGCTGATATCTATTGTGGAGCTCAGAATATCTATTTTGAAGCCGGCTCAGAACCAGTAGAAGGTATGATGGCAATTGCAGATGTTACAATCAATAGGAAGAACAGTACACGTTGGCCCGACAGTATATGTAATGTGGTGTGGCAAGACAAACAGTTTAGTTGGACCCATGATGGTAAGAGTGATGACATACCATTAGAGAGTGCTTATCAAAGACAATTATGGAGTGGGTCAGTTTTTATGTTTGTGAACGCTCTGTTAAATGAGAACGATTACAGTAAATGTGGAACTCACTACCACAATAAATATATCAAGCCGTGGTGGGCAGACAAGATGGTCGTGACTACCATTATTGGTAATCACAAATTTTTAAAATAGGAGATGGAAATGAAGAAGTTAATGATGATTGGTTTGGTAACACTACCGCTACTCGGTGGGTGTGCAACCAAAATGCAAACAGGTACTGCCATAGGGGCATTGACAGGTGGTGCATTGGCTTATGGTTTGGGTCAAGACTCTCATAATAAAGAACTATGGACTGTTCTTGGTATTGGTCTTGGTGCAATGGTGGGACAGAACATTGGTCAACAGTTGGATGAACGTGATCGAATACTGATGGGTCAGACTTTTAATCATACGATGGAGAAGGCTCCGATTAATGCAACTGGTCAATGGCAGAATCCAGATACAGGACATGGTGGTAGTGTAACACCTACTCGTACATTTGATACAGGTACAGGTCCGTGTCGTGAGTTTACACAAACAGTTAGTATCGGTGGGCATACAGAAGAAGCCTATGGGACTGCGTGTCGCCAAGCCGATGGTTCATGGAAGATTAAACAATAATGCCTACATATTCAATGAAAGACCCTGACGGAGTGGAGCACGAATTTATGTGCTCCATTGCTGAGATGCAGGCTAAAAAAGTTTTAGGTTGGAAGATGGTTTTTTGTCCAGCTAAAAATAATTTGATTGGACATACTGGTGATATTATTGGACATACACCTCAAGGGTGGAGAGATACTCTCAGACGAATAAAAGATAATAGTCCAGGCTCAGATATCGACACTGGATAAATATTAGTGAACTTCTTATAGGAGATTACTAACACTTGAGTAAACATAAAAAGATGTATATAAACTCTAATCAACTTGTCACCATTAATCCCATTGGCGAAAACCAACAAAAGGTTTTCGATGCTTGGGCTAAAGAAAAGAATTTGTTCCTAACAGGCAGTGCAGGAACAGGTAAGACTTTTACTCTATTACATTTAGCTTTCAAGGCTGTGTTAGATAAGGGTCAACCATATGATAAAGTGGTGATAGTGAGATCGTTGTTACCTTCTAGAGATATTGGGTTTTTGCCTGGTACTCTGGAAGAGAAGTCGGACCTGTACCAAGACCCATATAGAATTTTGGTTAGATACTTATTTGAGATGCCATCAGAGCAGGGACATGAGCAGTTATATGATAAGTTAGTTGGTCAGGGATCATTAGAATTTTATTCGACCTCATTTTTACGAGGTCAAACATTTGATAGAAGTATTATAATTGTTGATGAAGCATCCAATTTAATATTTCAAGAGTTGGATACTATTATGACAAGAGTAGGTCAAGATAGTAAGATTTGTTTTGCCGGTGACATGGCACAATCAGATTTGCGAAAGCATAATGGTGATCGAGATGGTTATCATAATTTTCAGGCAATTCTAGGGGAGATGGAAGAGTTTGAAGTGGTAGAGTTTGGTATCGGTGATATCATTCGTAGTGGTCTTGTTAGGAGCTATTTGATCGCAAAGACAAATATGCGAATAAAAGACGATACTTAAAACCCCCGAAAGGGAAGGGTAGTGAAATGAAGAAGTTTATTTTTATTATGTTGTTTGCAGCATCTAGTGCTGTATATGGTAGTGAGTGGGCACACAATGCAATTAATTTAACTCACGAATTCGGAAACGGCTCGGGAGTAAAAGTGGGTGTGATGGATGGTGAAGTACGTTGTAGTCACCAAGAATTAGCAGGACGTTGTTCTGAATATTATTCAGCTGAAGATTTTGGACAATATTGGAGTAACCATGCAACTCATGTTGCTACAACTATAGCTGGGGTTAATAAAGCACCTGAGTGGTTAGACCATAATGGTGGTGTAGCCCCCAATGCTCATATTGGAAGTTATCCAGTTTTTTCAACTGTGTGGGGCCCTGATGGTGGCCAGTGGATTTCAGATTCTGCTGAAACAGAGATGGCTAATCTTGCAGCGAGTCATGGTGTTACTGTAATCAATCAAAGTTATGGTGATTATAATGAGAATAATCGAGCTTATTTTAATCCTAATATGCTTGCGGTTTGGAGAGCACATAAAAATATTATTTTTGTTAATGCGGCAGGTAATGAAGGTACAGTACTGGATCCCAAAAATCATGGAAACATAGAGAATGTTGTATTTGTAGGAGCCTCAGATCAATCTGGTAATATAGCTAGTTGGTCTAATAGACCTGGAAATAATTATAAAGATCAGTTTATAGTTGCTCCTGGTGATTATATTTCTGGTGGTTTTGCCAATTCAGATGATGATTATGGTCATATGTCTGGGACATCTATGGCCGCACCAATAGTTACTGGTGCTATTGCAATTTTACACGATCATTGGGGTCACTTAAAGGGTGATCCTGGTGCCACTGCTGGTATTTTATTTCAATCAGCTATAGACAAAGGTGCGCCAGGTGTTGATCCTGTGTATGGTCATGGTATGTTAAACATCCGTGGTATGTTTGAGCCTATTCCTATTAAAGATAATCCTCCTGGTGGTGGTGATCCAGATGAACCTTGTGATGATGTTGTTGTAACACCACCACCTGTTGATGATGATGACGGTTGGGTGTGGATAGGTACGCCTGGTAACTGGTATGATAGTCATGGAGATCGGCATCAATCATCGTGTGTTGCACCACCCAAAGATGATAAGCCTGTTGATGACGACGATAGTTGGGTATGGATAGGCACGCCAGGGGATGGTAATTGGTACGACAGTCATGGTGATAGAAATTATTTTGCTGTAGAAGTAAATGGTAAACGTAAAATATTGAGAAGGGCAAAACTTAGCTCTGCGTTAATACGTTCTGCCAGTGATTTGGATGTAGTATTCTTTGATAGATTTGGTAGAGATTATAAAACTAATGCGGCAAATTATTCACCGCATAGTTCTGTAGTCACCGACTATATGGATTTGGGTCAAGGTGTTTCATTACAGATGGTAGACTCTGGTAAGCCTAACTTTAAAGTAGATATGGATGGTGTGTCAGTTGGTCGTGGTCGTACTATGGGGTTTGATTCTAACCCAGTACTTGCTTCATTAAATGATGGTACGTTTATATCTAATGATAAGATGGGTGTGATGTATTCAAATTCTAGTACTGCGGCTGTTTATAAGCCAGAAGATTGGTTGACTTTAACTTATGTTAAAGAAAATGGGTTTTTAGGCTCGACAGGAGTGGGAAAGTATGATACAATAGCTAGTACAGTATCAAAAGAGTATGGTATGTTTTTTGGGTCAGCGACTATGGCAGTATCAAAAGGTAACGGTGGTAGAAGTAGAAGTATTGTAAAGATGTCAGATACAGTGCCGTCTTTAGGTTTCGCTGCTGGGCTGAAAGGTGAGATTATAAAGAATCTTGATTGGAGTTTTACAGTGAGCCAAGCCCTACAACCTACTGGTGGTACTATGAGTGTATCTTATGATGACAGACACGGTAGAAATATTAATCGTAGTGTAGACATGGGTGATCATAGAGATACTATGGTGATGTTTAGAGTTAATTTTACTTGGTAATAGATTATGGAATTTATACATACAAATGGTTATGAACCCTTCCCGGAGTTGCCTGTACACAAACTCCACGGGATGCGGTTCTATGAAGCACCTGATGGTTTAAAGTATCCTAGTATCACAACGGTACTAGGTAAGCGTCCTGGTAAGCAAGAAGGTTTGCAGAAATGGCGTGATCGTATTGGTGAAGAACAAGCTCGTATTGTCTCTGGTAAAGCTGCTCGTAGAGGCACTGTGTTTCATAACATAGTTGAAACCTATTTGAAGAATAGTGATATCAGTGATTTTAAAGCAGATCATTTCTTGGCCTGGCATATGTTTGGTGAGATCAAAGAAAGTTTGAACACTAAGATCACAAAGGTTGTTATGCAAGAGCAAACTATGCACTCACCAAAGTATAAGGTGGCTGGACGTTGTGACTTTATAGGTGAGTATGAAGGTGAACTGTCAATAGTAGACTTTAAGACTACCACTACTGAAAAGAAAGAGTCGTGGATTGAAGATTACTTTATTCAGTGTGCTGCATATGCTACGATGTTTGAAGAGCATACAGGTATGTCAATAGAGAATATTGTTATTATGATGGTAGCTGAGAATGGTACAGTGCAGATTTTTGAAAAGAAAGTTGCTGATTATTTACCACTATTACAGGAGGTAATGGACGAATTTTATCTGAACTTAGATTTAGATAAATAAGTATGTGAAAGAGACTGATGACGGCAAGACAATAGACGGACAGGACGCCGGGGCAGTACCGGCCGCCTCCACCAAACATCAGGTGTCGTATCAAGGTATTTTTAAGTTTGCAAAAGCACTGAATGAATACTATTACACACCTAGTGAATGGAGTAGAAGTATAGGATGGGGCACCGTACCCGATGAAAGGAACAGTTTATTGGGGGCGAACCAGGATCGACTGACGGACGAAAACTTGCAAGAGGACTTGGACACAAAAACATAAAAGCCAATGATGACTTTTATTTCGATGAGTTTGCCTTAGCGGCTTAATCTCATCCGGGGTTTGGGGCGGCACCTTGTTATCAAAGCCGCCCCGCTTTATTAAGGATTATATCATGGTTGAACAGAAAGTAACGACAAAAAGATTTGCATTGATAATTGATGAACTTGTGAGAACAAAACATCTCACGCATATGGAAGCAATTATATATTATTGCGAACAGAATATGCTTGAGCCTGCATCAGTAACTAAATGGATTGATAAGTGTTTAAAGGAAAAGATCCAACTAGATGCTGAGAGATTAAATTACCTACCCAAAACATCTCAGTTGCCATTATGACAGAGTTTGAAGCTTATATACAGTTTCTTGCCCTTAAATTACATTTTACGTCAGATCATTACGATTACTTTAAATATAACGGTAAACATAATGCCAGTGTGGCGAGCTTTGAAAAGAGAACCGACAAGAGATTTTTTAAAAGATTAGCTAAACGAAATATTAATATTGTAGAATATTGTGTGGCTAATTTAGTTGATGGTAAAGAATGGATATCAGAATTTGAAGATAGAGTATGGATGGAATGGTTATCTCGCAATCAAAGTATAGAATATAATTTTATAAATGATGCAGAAAAACTCTTGACAAACGCTGAGTATTTTGATATAATATTTAATAGTGATAAAGGAAATCATCCAAAGTTAGTTAAGGCATATCTAGGTAAGAAGATTAGTTTAGAAACTCTGGTGATCTTTGAAAAGTTATTACATTATAGAAAGAGATTTGATAAAGAGATTAATGAAACT